CCAGGTCAATACATTGTAGGTTTTGCCAGACCTTGTTCCGCCTTGCATAACAGATATTTTTTTTTGGCTGTTTTGCAGTATCTCGAAAACGATGTTGGTGGTTACGTTCATAGGGCATTAGGGAAAAATTAAAAAATTGGCTTGGTAAAAACGAAGTTAATACTTTTTGGTTTTATAGAGGGTAGGCCCTAATGTGACTTATATCGGACAAACATAAGTCAAAAAGTGCCTTTTATGACACATTATGCATGAAAAAATCATAAAAATTCATGCAACTTATTATAATTTAGGTACAACAAGATTTTATAATGTTCGTGAACGCTATCAAAACTTGAACAGTTTACATTTTTTGATAATAGAGTAGTATTACTACCGACTTTGTCACAATTTTTCAAATATTTGTGACACAAAGTTTACCAATAGAAAACTTTATCAATCAATAAACCTTGATTTATCAATCATTACTCCTCAAACTCATCTTGGTCGTTCATATCCAACAAATCGCCAGTGCTATGGTCATATAATGGAATCTCTGGTATCTCGGAAGCCAATGTGGCTGGAACAGTAAAGCTGTTATCTTTCTGAGTATCGAAGTTTATTATATTCTCATCTCCATCAAGCTGCTTCTGCAAGTTAGGTAATTCTGATGGCTTCACTACGTTAACCGTAATCTGCTTAACCACATCCCCTTCATGAGCAACCTCAGTCTTTTCAATGTACCCTCTTCTCTTGCCCTTGGTCTTTAGCAAGAACATCGTAGCCAAAGTATCACCCTTAGTAATCCTCTCCATCAACTTATGCTCTCCCCAATCCAACATAATCTCCTCTGGCTCTATTTCAGCTAAAGCCTTCTTAAACTCATTATCATTCTTCATCCAATTCTGATACATAGTCCTACTAATCCCACACGCTTGACAAGCTATGGTAATATTCCCAAAATTCTCCCTATAAGCAATGATAAATGCTTCTTTTGTTATATCCTTAAACTCTGCGTTCATATTATCGGTTTTTATAGGTTTGGTTGTAGTATTGTTCTCCATCTTCGTGTATATCACCTGCGTTTTTTATTTCTTGTATTACTGACATAGTATGTTTAATTGGTAAAAATTCGCTTAAAGATGTTGCTAATTTGTCCATTCCATTAAAATGTGCATCTATTATCTGCTCTTTTTCTTTTTCAAGTCTTAATTCTGCTCTTGCTATTGCAAAAGTCATTCCTATATCAAATGAGGTATCTTGTTTATTATCTTTAGAATGTTTCTTTAATTCTCTTAAGTCATCAATTAATTCTTGCATTGCTGTTTTCATATTATCGGTTTTTGGTTGGCGTTCTAATAGACACAATACTCACTACCTTATCTACCTTGATGTTGTTAAACCCAAGCCAGTTCCCACACTTCCTACACTCATACTGCACCTCCCTAATCTGACTGCTCCAAACATACTCCTCCTGGACAACACCACATTTGCACTTATAGTTTCTTTTTGCACAAGTATCTTTCATAGTATCTATTTGCAGTTAAGATGGGAATTGAACCTATACTTCCTCCCGTTTCGGAGAGGTATGCTACCGTTACATTACCTAACTAAAAATCAAAGCTACAACTATTATACCAAAACAACAATACAAAAGTTAAAATTGGTGAAAACAATGTTTTATATCAAAAATGTGAAGGGCACACATATGTTAAAATTTTGTTAACACGAATTAAAGTGGTAGGGGGTAGGTACCCCGAAAAACCCATGTAATTAGCCCAGAAATTAGGTAAGCACCTATTATCTCAAGTTGAGGTTAGTCCATGTGTCATGCAGTCGACAAAGTGTCTAAATTAGCCTATAAATAGCCTTTAATTAGCTACTAAGTATTTTAGCATCCAATATAGTTATAAATACAATTTAGATTGCACTCAGTTGCGTAACATAAGACCTCACCAGATAAATAATCACTACCTCAATTCAATACCGTTGGTAAAGTGTCCGTATATAATATACTATATATTTATTTATTATAGTATTACTTATATAATATAGTATATATTATATATTGTATTATATATATAGTATAGAATATATCCCACCAAATAAATACTGGTCAAATAACTTTACCGCTGGTCTAAATATAGACCGAAAACTATTTTATAATATTTGCAATATTTTAACATATTTATTTGTTATTTCACTTTTGGTATCTTATCTTTACTGTATCAAATAACCAATAAACCTAAAATCATGACACAAACAGAACTATTAAAAGAGCTTGATTATCTATGTAAGAAAGGCAAAACAGTAAGTAAAAAGGCCTACACTGGTAGTACTCATAGTTCGGTATATGGGCCGCAATTAAAGTACATATACAACCGCATCCATGAAATCAAAGACATATTAAAAACATTAACCAACAAACAATTACAACCATGCAACTATTATCAAACATCCTTTTAGTATTTGAGCTGGCTTTATTTATTATCATCTTAGGTAATATGGGCCGCTTGTTATCTGATTACCTAATAACTAAAATAAAATAATCATGAGCCTAATTTCATTTATCATTTACTTAATCGCTGGCACTTTATTAATAACACTAATAAAGACTATCTGGCAAGAGTTAACCAATTACAACAAATAACCTTTAACACACAAAACACAAACACAATGAGAAACGTACTACCAACATCCGAGCTTTGCCATAAGTGGGCGAACATGGAACAAGAAAGCGGACGCACATCTACTGGAACGCTATTTTTCAACCGTTCTACTATTTACAGTTACGGTGACCACTTCGCAATCGCAAAGCATATAGTGAACGAACAAGGGCAAAGAGCCGTATTATTTACGGAACGTAGATATAGCAATACAACGGCAAAGCATATAAGCAGCGTTTATATGAGCTGTAAAAATGATAATCTTATCTATTGTGCAAATCCTATCGGCTCACATGAAATAAACTTTAAGTATTGGGAGCAATCAGCCGAACATGACGGAGCTAATAAACTAGCAAAAGCCAGAAAGCCAGAAAAATATTTGGCTGTATTGGCTGACATTGAGAGAACGGCTAATATTTACGCATCTTTTTTTGGCATACAATTACCAGAAACACTTAAAGCCCTTTTAAGTATTAAAGACAAAACAGAGTTTTTAGCCTTTGCCGATAAGAAAGCCGAATTTATAAAAGCCGAACGCAAAATAAAAGAGGCCGAACAAAAAAAGAAATTTAAAGAGGATATTAAAAAGTGGTTTAATTGTGAGACTTCAAGGCTTTACACTACGTACAAATATGACTTTTTGCGTATCAAAGACAATAGAATAGAAACTACACAAGCCGTACAAATACCGCTGGAATTAGGCAAAAGATTATATCAAAGCATAAAAAACGGCTCTTTAAGCGTTGGCGATAAGTTTCTAAATTATAGTATTAACGAAGTAGGCAAAGAAATAAAGATTGGCTGTCACACTTTTAAACAGTCTTATTTGTTGAAATTCGGGTCTCAATTATCTTAACCAATAAAAACAAACACAATGAACGTAAAAATTAATATCGTTGAATTAGCCAGTGAATTAGCTGACTTAGATTTAGAAAATAATTGGATGGACTCAATCAAAGTATGGGTAGAGGATGAAAACGAGGATTTAGTATATACAGAGGAGGCACAAGACATTTTTAACGATTTATATGACAAATACTACGGTTTGATTGATAGGCTCAAAATTGATTAGGTTTACTGAGGAGCCCTTATTGGGCGAAACGGAGTAAGCTCCCCCACTTACCCGTCTAAACCAAATAAACACATGAAAAAAGCAATTAACAAAGGCTTTGCACTTCATTTGTACCTTGATTTTGTCAATAACTATCTAACAGTCGATAAGATGGCACTGGATAGGAATATTAACCCCTTTGCACTGGCTAATTTGTTAAAGCATGGCAAAAGGATAAACGAACAAAAGGCAAAGCAAATCAAAGAGCAAAAAGCATGGTTTGAACATTTAGCGAGGTAAGTATGTAAATTACCTATTAAACGCAAAATAAGACGATTTAAGCCACTTTATTACAAAAGTGATATAAGTACTAAGAAAGTCACAAAGTGCTTAAAATAGCCCTTAAAATGCGTTTATTGAGTACGTAGGCCAAAAAACAGAGGATTTAACGAGTATACAGAGGCCAAAAAAAAATTTTTCCCTCCTCCAAAACAGCTAAAAAAAAAATTTTTGAGAACACAAACCGACCAAAAAAAAATTTTCGAGAACACAAATTTGGCTACAAAATTTTTTCGAGTACACAAAAACTCCCCAAACAAATTTTTTGAGTACCAAAAATCCCTAAGGGGCAAAAACCTGCCAGCCAAAAACCTGCCAAAAATCTGCGGCAAAAACCTGCTAAAAATCCCCTAAAAATCCATGACAAAAATCTGTGACAAAAACCTTTTTAACAATAAATTAACTAAAATAAATTAAATTATCACAAATAATATATAATTTTACCAAACTAAACCAAAACAAATGCATCAATTAATTACCTTAACCCATCCAATGAAGTGTGCTATTACTGGCATACTCATTGACAAAGGCGAACAAGCCTACTACAATCACCAGACAAAAAACTGCATACACCCATTGGAGTATGAAAGTAACATGAGCAAAGCTAAAATAGGAGACCCAAAAACTTATTTCAGCCGATTATCTAAATTAAACACCAAAAATCCTTAGATATGCCATTTTCTACTTGCTGTGGAGCACACACCAATTACCCAGAAATTAACCTATGTCCAGAATGCTTAGAGTACTGCGACTGGGAAGATGAAGAAGAACAAAACGAAGAAACAACAACAACACCAAAAAACCCATAACATGAAAAACCTACAATTTATCGAAGAGCTCGACTTTTTACTTAACGAAACTTTTTATTTTACCAGACAAGACGGAATGATTGTCTCTGGGTCAATGTCCAAAGATTATGATAAGGCGTATTCAATATACAAGAATATGATTAAAGGACAGCCTA